TCGAGCGTGCCGGCGGCGGCCAGCGCCAGAGCGCCCTTGAGAGCGCCGCCAAGAATGTCGGCGGTCTTAACCCCTGCCTTGGCTAGTTCTGCCTCAGCCTGGGCCGCTTGAGTGGCGCTGAACACAGTGTCCTGCCCGGCGTCCAGGGCGGCCTGCCGGAGACGGGTCATTTCGTCGGCGCCGGCCCCGGACACGGCTTTGACCTCGGACATGGTTTTGTCGAACGCCATGCCCAGTTTGATCGCGTAGCCGGCCAACCCGACCAGGGCAGCACCAACCCCGGCGACGCCAAGCGCCATCTGGTCAAACTGCTGGCTGGAATGCTTGCGCATCTGCTCAAGGCCGCCGCTGAATTCCACAGTGGACGCACGGGCCGACGCCAACCCGGCCTTATAGCCTTGGACTTTCGCGACCAGTTCAACGGCAACAGTGCGAGTCGTCACGTCACCCCTGCCGTCCGCTTGGTGTAGATGTAGAGGCCGGCCTGCCCGGCGTTGTCCTCGGCGACTTTCGACGCCCACCGCGACGCCCAGCAGGTCTCCGTAAAGACCTGCCAGTTGGCGCCGGTTGCCCGGTCGCGGCACTCCTCGACGGGGTGGCCGCAGCCCGGGCACTGCCCCCGCTCATTGGCGATGAACGCCAGGACCAGCGCGCGATCCTCTTCGGTCCACTCGGATTCCCTGACCGTCACCGATCGGACCAGCCGGCCGCCGTCGTCGTACTCGTGCGTTGCGGTCTCTGCCGGTTCCTCGCCCCGCCACCGGCCAGGAGAGATACCCAGCCGGATTGCCGCCGCTATTCCGTCGCGTAGGTCAGGGTCGCTGCGAAGGCGGCTGCGGAGAAAGGGACGGACACCTTGCCTGCGTTCAGGTCGAAGGCAGCCTCGGCCAACTCGTCCCACGACGACCCGGGCATCTGGTCGACCAGCTCGGCGACCTGCTCGGGCGACATCGCCGGGTCGGTGACGGTCTTGGAAACCATCTGGCACGTCCAGGTGAAAAACCGGTCAACGAACGCGTCTTCGTCTTCGTCTTTGGCGCGCGTGGGTCGGAGGAATTTGAACTTCTCCCACTGGCGGCCAGGCATCGAACGCAGCTGGAAATCAACCGCGGTGCCGGCCATTTCCTTGCGCAGGGCCTCGATCTGCTCGGCGATCGCGACCCGGGGGTTTCGCTCGCCGAGGCTCTCCGGGTCCCTTGCCTTGGCCAGTTCGGTTTCCAGCGCCCGAATCTGCGTGAGGTACTGGCCGCCCAAAACCAGCGGCACCGTCGCCTCAGACGGTGCCGCCATGGCCAGTACCTCAGCGAATGTCGCCACTACGCGACCACGGCGCGAGTGTTCGGGTCGGCCGATACCTTAAACGGGATCGTGAAGTCCCACGTGCCGTCAACGGCTGGCTTGGTCTGCTTGGCCTCACCGGCCTGGACGGGGTAGACCTCGACCTTGTCGGCGATGGTCCACGCGATGGTCCGGTCGGTGCCGCGCCGGACGACGATGAACGCGTTCGTCCGGAACGGGTACAGCAGATAGGGCACGTCGGATCCGGGGCCCTCGTGGTGGAACGAAATGTTGACCGTCGGTTTGCGGCGGCCTGCGCCTTCGTTGGTGAACGTGGATCCGAGGTTCGACAGGTTCACCGTGCCGGTTTCGACGTCGATGTCCAGGCCGTCGGGCAGGATGTAACCCTCGATCGCGGTACCGGCGTTCAACTCGGCCACGGTCGGGGCGGCGATGTTGGCGATGGATGCGCAGTTGGTGACGCGCACCCGGCCATCAATGGGGACAGCGGCCATGTCAGTTCTCCTCGACTACGGCGCTGCGCGCCTTCTTGGTGTCGTTTGTGGACGCATCGGTCTTGTCGGCCGGGGCCAGCAGGCCGGCCGGGGTGTCGCCGGTCGGGTCGACCGCTTCGGCCAGCTGCTTGGCCACCTCGAACGCGTCGACCTCGACGGGCGGGGCGGGTGCCTCGTCTGCCAGCGGCGGCAGGTAGTCGGGCCGCAGGGACGCGCGCAGGGCCCGGCCGGCGTCGGTCTCCGGGGTGGCCGGGTCGATGGCCGGGACGTCCAGGTCGAACGGCTCGGGCGCAGGGTCGGAGATCACAACCCACCCGTTGTGAAGGTGGATTTCCAGCGCCTCGACCGGGACGGACCCGATGCCGCCGGTGGTGGTGTGGCGGACGGCAACGAACTCGCTCATATGCGAGCCACCTCCTGCGAGACGCTCGTCGTGAACGAATGGTTGATGGTGGCCAGTCCCGTGGCCTGGTCGATGGCCGTGATGGGAATGAGGATCTGCCGAACCCCAGCGGCCGGAACCGCAATCACGACCTCTTCGCCGGGGTAGCCCAACAGCGTCCGGTTGGGGTCGACAACCGTGATGTTGTCCGGCGAACCGCCGGCGTTGGTGACGCGCAGAATCACGCCGTTGGCGCCGAACTGGCCGGCGGCGATTGTGTCCGTCGCGTTCGCGACAACCGCCGTCGGCGTCACGCCAGCGAGGGTTATGGACACAGCAATAAGGGCAGCCATCGCGGCGGCCCTCCCTTCTGTGGTGGGGGATTTACCGCCGCGACGGCGGATGAGGGATTCAGGAACAGGTGGTCAGGCGGTACACACACAGCGCGTCGAACACGGCGTCGCCGGTCGCGTCGTCTTTGCCGGGCGGCGGGGCCTGCTCTTCGCGGATCAGCCCCACAGACCGGCCGGTGATGGTGGGCCGGACGTCCAGGACCAGGGCCCGGACGCGCATCGCGATGGCCACGGCGCCGTATTCGTTCTCCCCGACGCAGTGACAGAAATAGCGGGCCGTCCAGGTGCTCGACCGGCCGGCCAGCGAGTTACCGTCGGCGCCGGCCTGCCGGTCGATCGACATGTACACGCGGACGTATTCGGGCCCGGCAACCTTCGGCGTGAACCCCGTGTTGTCCGGGTACGACGTGAGCTGGCCGTCTGCGCGCAATAGCGACATGAACGCGTCGTAGTGCTGCCAGTCGGCGAGGTCAGCCATCGAGAAGCCTTACGCCAAGGTCCCCGATGGCGTTTTCGAACCGGGGGCCTTCCTCGTCGAGGGCCGGCACGAGGTGCGGAATCGGCGGGTTGTTGACCGTGCCGAATTCGAGGATGTTGCCCAACGCACCCTGCCGCTTGCCTTTGTCCGGACCGATTTCGGCCCGCGACGTCCCGGGGGTGTGGAACGTGTCGTAGCTGATCGCCGCCGGATACGCGGGTGCGTGGGGGTGGCCCTCGATCCGCTTTGCCGCGCCCTTCTTGACGTTCAGGGCACCCTTCGCGACCACGGCGTCAACGGCTGGCAGCGACTTGGACTGTGCCCGGTCAAGGTCGGCGATCCACTCGTTCAGTCCGGTTACACCGTCCACTTAGGTCACCTCCTCGACGCGAAACCGGCGGGCCGTGTCCCACGTTTTGTAGAACTCGTCTTTGATCCGGAGTCGCCGCCCGACCATCGCCGTATCGGTAGCGGCGGCGGTGATGACGGCCAGGTCGCCACGGCGGACCGTTTCGGATCCGACCACCGGCAGGTGCAGCTCATACCGGAGCAGTTCGGCAGCGACCTCGCCGGGCTCGATGCTCACGCCCATGGCGTCACCGGTCTGGACCTTGCACGGCCCCGTGTAGACGCCGACGGGCACCGTTGTGACGTGCCCGGTCAGCGGGTCTGTGACCTGCGCACCGGCCGGAACGCGCGTAATGGTGCAGGTCGTCACCATCAGCCGCTCAGCCGCGGCCCGCCCCCTCGCGAGGGCGGACGCTGCGCTCATTACTCCTGGCCCATCCGGGTCAGGTTCCACGCCCCGAATTCGCCGAGCCTGGCTGTCATCTGCCCGTTGGTGGGGATGAGGTTGACCATCGGCTGAAACTGGACCTGCGTCGTGCCGGCCGGAACCCTGGCCTGCCACGAGTAGAGCTCCAACCCGTGCACGGTCGCGTCACCGTAGGTGAGTTGAAGAATCTGCGCCGCCGGATCGGTGGCGCCGACGAATACGGCGTTGAAGCGTAGGCCCACGTTCTGCGCGACGGTGACGTTCGAGACGCTGACCATTTTGGTCTGCGCGGTGAACCGCATCAGGTCACCGGCGGCCGGGGCGGCACCGCTGCACGTCGAGTTGAACGCCCGGAATCCGGCGGCGTTGCTCGGGTTGGTGAAGTTGATTTCCCAAGCCTTGCCGCCGAGGAAATCGGTGTCGGTCACCTGCTGTTCGGTGTAGCCGGTCATGGTCGTACCGTTCGGCACGTAGCCGGTGGGCGGCGCCGAGCCGGTCAGCATCAACGGATTGGGGATGAGGTTCTCGGCGTCCAGCGCGTTCGTGAGCGGCCGATACGGCGCGAACGGCTGCAGGGTCGGGGCCATGGTGTCGGCGGCGTACTGGGCCATGACACGGTGCCCGGCCTGCGACGGGTGGACCCCGTCGCCGAAGTCGTATGCCGCCTGCAGCTGGCCGGTCGCCGGGTCGCACATCAGCTTGAAAAAGTCGAGGCAGGGAATGCGCATCTGCTCGGCGTACCAGCGCTGCCAGTCGTTCTGCTTGAGGTGCTGCGGCAGGTACGTCTGGTTGCCCCGGTTCAGGGTCAGGACCAGCCACGGCTGCACCCCGGCGGCCAACAGCCGCTCAACGATGTTGATGATGTTGGCCTTAAACACGTTGATGTCGACGGACTGGCCGGCGTCGTTCGCACCGGCCAGGATGCTGACCACGTCGGGCCGGTAGTCCAGAACGTCGGACTGCAGCCGGTCCCGCATCTGCGTCGAGTTGTTGCCGGGAACGCCGGCATTCCGGACGAACGTCAACCGCTGCTGGAGGATGGCGCACATGCGCTCAGGCCACGGAATG